TCAGTTAGACAACGTTACTGTAAACACTACACAAGACAGTGAACAAACAAGTATTGACGCTGGTTATACTGCTAACGACATGACTTTAGTGCAAAGCATATCAGGAAGTGCTATTGAGTTTAGCAATGCGTACACTTTCCCAACAGCAGACGGTACTGCCGATCAAGTGTTGACTACAGATGGTAGTGGAACACTGAGTTTTGCTACCGCAAGTGGTGGTGGCGATGTTGTAGAAGACACAACTCCACAGTTAGGTGGCGATCTGGACGTAAACGGACAATCAATTGTATCCGTATCAAACGGTGATATTAACATTACACCTAACGGAACAGGTAGTGTGTTAGTTGGCGCAACCAGTGGTAGTGGCGCACTAACAATTGATGCAGATAGTAGCACCACAAACAATCGTGCATTACATCTAACAATTACAGACGACGATCCAACTGCGGCAACAACCGCTACATATATTGATTACAACATATCAGGTGCAACTGCCACAGGTGGTGACACCAATCATATAGCACTTAGACTTGATACCGATTCTAGTGCTACAGGTGGTGACACCACTGACGAACATAGAGTATACGGCATTTATAACACAGTAGATGTAAGTGGAGACTCTGACGCAGTGTACGGTCTCTACAATGATATGAGGGTTAGCCACAGTGCAGGTACAATATCTGTTTTGTATGGAAATTACACCCTGCTAGAATCAGACAACAGTGGCGGAACTGTTGCTACAGCGACGGCAAACAGAAATTTAATGTATGTAAATGGTACAGGCAGTACAACTAATGCATACGCTGATTATAATTTTACTCGTTTACAAGATCCATCCACTGTTACAAATGCATACGGTAGTTACAATGAGGTACAGTTAGAAACCAATTCAACTGTAAGCACTGTATATGGCGTTCGTTCGATCATTGATGAAAATGGTGGATCTTCAACAAATGAATACTTGTTTCATGGTGAGTATCAAGGCGCACCAAGCGGAACAGGTTACGGTGTGTATATTACTGGTGAGTCTAATAATTATTTCAGTGGCAATGTAACAGCAAGTCACTTTGTAGGTACTGCTACTGAAGCACTATATGCTGACTTGGCAGAGAAATACGTAGCGGATGCTCACTACGAACCAGGAACTGTTATGGTAATTGGCGGAGACAAAGAAGTCACTGCTAGTAACAGTTATATGGATCCCACAGTGTCAGGCATAGTTAGTACCAATCCTGCATTTTTAATGAACAAAGATCTTACAGCAGAACATGTTGTTGACCTAGCACTAACAGGGCGTGTTCCTTGTAAGGTGCATGGAATTATCAACCGAGGTGACATGATTGTATCCGGCAACATAGCAGGTGTTGGCACATCGTGTACTGACCCAAAATTTGGAACAGTAGTCGGCAAAGCATTGGAAAATTACAATTCAAAAGAAGTGGGTATAATTGAGGTTATAGCAGGTAGGCTCTAGCAATTCTAATAAATATACTATATATAATAACACGGAGCTAACAAATGCAAAATTTTTACCAACGTCTGCGAACCACATACACCGGCGAAGAAATCAACGCCGCAGCCACATACGAAAATGGGTCATGGACCTACGACACTGAAACAATTGAGCCAATTATACTAGATAATGATAGAACTGGCAAACAAGCAGTAGTACTTGGTAACGGGGCGAGTCGGAACGATTTTGATATTAAATATATCTTCAAGCAACCAAAATTACAAACATATGGTTGCAATGCTATACATCGAGACGCACACTACGACGTAGACTTTTTAGTAATCAACAATGATAAGATTGCGCAAGAACTAATTGCAAGCGGTGGCGCAACAAGAAAAGTTGTTTACGCAAATTCAGACCAAATCTTTGAACACCCTGGGGTATTTTACTTAATGCCACAGGATCCACAGTGGAATGCAGGTGCCATGGCAGCATACATGGCCGCATTTGACGGGCATAAGCAGGTTTATCTAGTAGGATTTGACGGGCAAGATACACATGGCAACAACAATAATATCTATACTGGAACAAATGCGTATCAAATTGAAGATACAGTAGTTACTGATGACTTCTATGGTCTTGCACTTAAAACACTAATGCAAGCGTACCCGTTAGTAGAGTTTGTTCATGTAAACAAAACTGGTAAAGGCAATATACCTAGTGCGTGGAAAGATTGTCCTAACTTCCGCAGGATTAGTTTTCATCAACTGGTAACAGAGTGTGATCTGTAAAGATTGCCTCCATTATCTTTAATTTTTCCAGTATCACCTTAAAACTAAAAGTACGCCAAACACCCGGATGCAGAGGCTTCGGGTGATCGGCTATGCTGGTCCATGCATATCCTCTGTGTTCATCATTTAACGTAGGTACAAATTCATCGTCAACAGGAATCAAGTATGTATGATATTCAAAATTATTGGATTCATTTGTAAATTTTTCTACAGGGATTATTTTATTGTAGGTAATAGGGCCAATTTCTTCAATGAGTTCTCGCTCTAATGCTTGCAATGGGGATTCACCAGCTTCAACACGCCCGCCAACCAATCCCCATGTGCCTGCATGTCGCTTGCGATTGCGCAACAAAAATAAGTACCTGTGTGTTGATTTGCTGTAAACTAATGCACCACAGCCTATATAGCCAGACTCCACTCACCACCTCGATATAAACCTTCAACGCTTTTGACCCAAGTTGTTCCGGTCCAGCGATATTGAACACCAGTATTTGTATTGGTTACGTATTCTGTATCTGTAATCTCGCCACTGTCAAACACAACGATCCATCTTGTTCCGTTGTATTCTATTATGTCATTTGCATAGGCCACAACATCACCCCACACACTGTAGTTTTCGTTATCCTCAGCACCAATATGATCGGTAAGCAGATAGCGTGTTCCTGTGGTTGGGCTTGTTAAACTACTGTCCACAGTAACATTAATTGGGTTTATGATTTTAGCTACAGCCGTTAGCGTGTTCAGAGGCATGGTGTCTTCTGTAGGTGTAAACAATAGTATAGTTGGATCTGTTGGATGATAAGCAATCTGTCCTATCAGTTCAGTACCAGTTGCCAACTCTAATCTTATTTCTGTAGTACCTGTAACCAGTGTGCCGTACACTCCAATTAGTGCTTCCCACGTTTCTTTTGTTGGAGCAACCTTGGTTATAACACCAGACTCGCTTACGACTTCTTCTGGCTTAACCAACTTCATTTGGTTTCCGGTATAGTAAATGCCATACTCTAGTGGTGTAACTTTTACACGAGCAACAAGATTGCTTAGTATAGTATCGTCACTGAATTCGCCTTGTTCATCATACACACTACCGATAAACTTTTGTATTACACCAAGACGCTTGACCTTAGCAGGACTACTAATCCATATTGGCATTTCGAATGTAAGTGATGCTATATCTATGCTTTCTTCTGCGTTCATTGGTACAGTTCTTGAGCTCCATAACATGTCGCTGAGTTGGTTAAACTTGTCCAGTCTACATAGTTGTCTGTGGACTGTATTTCAAAACTTGGATTAAACAGTGTTGCAATCTGTTCGACTATCTGCATTTTTTGTTCAGTGTTGCTGGTCCAAATATCCAATTTAATCTGTAACTTATATGGAACAGGCATTAGTCTTTCAACAGTATAACTATCACCTTGCTGATCTGTGTATGTTCCAGTTTCAGCATCGTAGTGTCTTTCACGTAAATTGATTTTGCCTACATGCGTAGGGTCTTGCATACGGGCTTGATCATATGTTAGCGCACCTATATAAGCACTCATAGCCGGTACACCATTGAGTGCATTCTCACTATTGTTACGCAGTATAGTAGCGGCTTGCCTACTTTGATCTCCGTAGTATATAGGAACAGTTTGTAGTGTTTTTACACCGTCTGCGTTCTTACCAAATTCAACTTGAAACCCGCTTAGGATTCGCATAAACTGAACTAAGAATCTACGTATTTGTCCATCGTAAAAAAATTGTTGAGCCATTAATTATCTGCCTTAGCCTTTAATGCATCACTAAGACTTTGTCTTACTGTTACATTACCTGAATTGTTTGTAAATGTTTCTGTGTTGTTTACAAAGCCACTACGCTGTGTGGTATTGTCTGAACCAGGTGTAAGTGTGGTTCTCACATTATCTTCAATTTTCACCCAACGTCTCCCGTCGTATCTAAATAGTCTGTTTGGCAAGTAATCTGTTCTTAGTGCATAGTCGCCCACATTTGGACCATCTGGGAAAGCAATTCCAACAGTAACTGGCATGCCATTTGGTGTTAGTCCGCTTCCGGTCAAGTACCCTTCTGGCACAGCCTGTGGACTTAATATAGCATAGTCTGTGTTTACACTATCACTGTCAGCAGTTACATTGCCGTCAGCAGTTACGCCAACTGGATCTCCAGGGTACTTACCATCTGGTGTTGTTGACTTGATATAAAGGTGACTGATATCATAACCACTAAGTGGAACTTCTTTCTCTGCTTCTTTGATAATAGCGTTGTTTACATTTTGATAAGTTTCGATGGTACTTTGTACACTACCAAGACTTACGTTACCGTTGGTCGGATCCCAATCAGGAGCATCGACTTTGATTTGATCAAGTATGTCTTTGTACTCTTGACTGTCGGTTAACGGATTAAGTTTTACACGCCACAAGTGCGGCCACCAAGTTTGACTAAACCCTTCGGCAGCATTTTGACAATCACTTACTACGTAGAATCTTTTAAGTGCCACAGGCAGTGTGTTGTCCAATGGATAATAGTCCATTAAATGTTGTAACTCCAACACATCACCGTTCATCATTTTGCGACCAAGTGTTTCTATCATATCATTAATATGGAATGTCATGAACAGTGTGCCTGTTTGCAAGAACATACCAAATTGGCTAAGATCAAATGTGGTGTCTTGTACTTGATAGATACCACGCATCGGGTAGATGTCTGTGTCGTACTTGCGGTCTCTGTTCTCTAAGAAGAACAAGTCCTGAATATTCTTTTCGCTTTGATTTGTATAACTTGGTTCTGAAGGATTCTCGTAGAACTTTATGGTACTACCACTGAGTAGTGCTATGGTTGTGCTGTTGTTTAGTGTGACAGAAGTTGCATCTTTAGCAATAACTTTTGTATCAGCAGGAATACCTGTGCCTGTAACAAACTCATCTAACCCGATGTTTGATGTACTAGCAAATTCTAATACTGCACTAGCTGAAGACTGAGTTGCATTGGTTATTTTTACTGTGTTCTGTTCTTGTGTGCCTAGATACTTGTGTACGTTTACACCAGTGCCGCCAACAGTGAATTCTTCGCTGATTATGCGATCCATAAATTTGTAATCGTTTGAGTGTTTTCCGTCTTTCCAGAGTGATAATCGTGGCACAATAAAATCCTATAGTATCTATGTATTTAGCGGTATTTAGAACCTGGTGTAAGTTCTATGTATTTAGCGGTATTTAGAACCTGGTGTAAGTTGTTGATTTTATTAGGGGCTTGACATTAGAGATAAATGAGTGTAAAATAGCGTTATAGTTTGTAAATTAGAGGAGCTCAAATATGGCAGTTAAGACTAAAACTAAAGGCAAAGGTAAAGGTTTTGATGAACGTGGTACTGGTCCTGAACCAGTATGGGATACCGAACGTGCATCGAAAATGGACGACAAAACATTTAGGCTTCACTTGAGCAATAGTTTACGTTACTACAGCTATCACTATAGCTCTAAGGATCTTAAAAAATATGTAGTGAGTTGGATGCAGGAAAACGGATACGAAAAAAATGATGTAAGCACTTTCGTCAAGAGTCCCACTAGTTATCTTGGCGGTACAGTATGTGGTTTAATTATGGCAAGTAGACAAGGCATGCCACTTAAAGATGATGCACTGGACTTTATCAAGAAAACAATAGCAGATGTTTCTGCTAAAGTAGATCCTTTTGCAGGCCAAGAAGAAGATGTTGAAAAAAAGGTAACTGCCCCTGCACTGGTAAAAACCATACAGGATAGACTACAAGAAAAAACTGATGCCAATCTTGCACACTTTGATGGTTTGGTTGACGAACTGGTCAGCGGCAATAAAGTTGATCCAAAAGCATTTGAATACTTCAAAGCCAACAATGTACCACAGGCGCAGTTGAGCAAGTATATAGAATGGGCTGAGCAGTATGTTGCTGAACTTAAAGAAGCGCAAGCAGGACAAGACGAAGATCTTGCAGAGTCCTACAAGCACTACAAGGCCGCAGATTTTAAGCGCATGTATGCTTTCTTTGACAAGTTTGATCAAGCCATAGACCAATATAGACAAGTTAAGAAGCAAACCAAAAAAGCTCGTGTTAAACGTGCACCTAACAAGGAAAAAGCAGTAAGCAAGATGAAGTACTTGAAGGAAGATAATAATCTTAAACTTGCTAGTATCAACCCTGTCGATATAATAGGTGCGCAAGAACTTTGGGTCTACAATGTTAAAACACGCAAGATGTTTAAGTATGTAGCTGATGA